TGATACCAAGAGTATCCTTGTCTGACTCCATTGGAGTCATCAGCTGGAATGAATACGTTCAATCCTCAGAATTTAAGTAGTATCCTTCGGGACATACGCTTGCAGAAAGACAACTTCTTTAAGGTTTGGTCCTTGAAGACCCATAGAGCATGGTTCCAACTGCTGGAACATGTCTATCTGGACAATTAGCACTATTTAGGCCTGAGCTGGTAACATCTTTTGTTAACCAGTTTGGTTGGGCATATCCCATCTACTCTCACTAACTAGCTGCTTGGTTAGAAGCAAACAACGCTCACTTTTATTTGGCAAGAAACGACGACGGTACGATGCATGCTGTTTATCTAGGGAACTTAGATTCAGCTATGCTAACAGGGGCTTTTGGCACAACTCTACCTTCTATGTATTAACCTGCAAATTATGGTTTGCCAATAGGAGTTGAATCAAATCCTACGCCCAATGACGTTAACATTTTCTTTGGGATGGTTCTAAACTCTGAGCTTAAAGGGAATCTAAAGGAGACTTCATAACCTGAAGGCTTAGTTATGTAATATGCTCATGGAAGTGAAATCTTTTTCGCATCAAGCACGAATCCATAGGGTGAAGTACTAAGAGCCAACGTCCATAGATTGAGATGCAAGACCATGCTTTATTAGCAATTACTCGACAAGAAATTAGTCGGTCATGGCATTCCAAACGCTTAATCTTTAGCAACATCAAAAGGATCAAAACTTGTTTCAGCTCCTGAGAAACAAGGTGCACCTTAAAACAGTGCTCTTGTTTTCTTTGCATTAGAAAGCCATAAGAGCATGATTACTTACAGTGATGTTATTCGATCAGGTCCAGGTCATTAGCTCTAATTCACTATGACAGGAACATGTGGTCCCCATTCAGTCACAGTCACTAGTAATAAAGTAACACAATGCAGGGTCGAGTTGAAAAATGCTCTCTATCAACTCCTTTTTCCTTCAGCAGATCTTTCAGTTCCACATAAGGTTAAAAAACCCATCGACGCTGATAAGGTAAAATCAATATGGTAGCACTTAGAAGACCCATATTATCTTTATACTTAAGCCTTAGCATAAGGAGTCCATGTGCCGAATCATTTTTTCTTTGATTGTGAGTGGAATATCTCAGGAGAACCAGGCAAAAAGGCTTATCTCAGGAACATGGTCACAGACGACCTAAGTATCAAAACATTCACTGATGGTAACGTTAGATTGAGCGACATGGGTCTTCAAAAACCATGTGCAGTTTACATCAAGGGGTGTTCACAAGATCTGATCCAAGTCCCTGATCTCCTTTAAGATGGCATAATAGTCATAAATCTCGGAACAGACAATCTTCCCCATCCAGTTGTAGAGTTAGCTGAGTTCTAGATAAAAAATGACCACCTAGTGACTGAGAAGTTTGGTTATCGATTGGACCATTCTACTTTCATGGATATTACTACTATTTACGGTAATCAGAGAGCAAAATACATCTTGAGAGTAGACGATCCAAGACCAGGTCATTGTCTTCGAACATGCCTTACTCTGTTAGACATTAAATGGAAGGGTGACTATTTGTATTGCTACAGCAATGATATGATAGAAAGCAACTTCACCATTACAGAGAATGAAGCTACTCTTCACGTGACTTATGATAGGGAGACTAATGGCTAGAACACTCATCTATCTGGCAGGGCTCAATTTAAAAAAATGGGAATGAGGAAAGTCTTTTTAAAAACTTAGAAGAATTCAGATAAGAATAAGTCACTATTTGATGTTGTTGAAGACGAAGAGGAGAAAGAGAGTACAATTACTACAGAGGATGTTAACAAGCTCAAACGAGGACACAACATCATAGATCGCAACACTACTATATCTTAGGTCAAAGGATATAATGTGATTTCCCCACCTCTGACAGGGACGCAATGCTTCCTCCATTGCTTGGCAGTCCTTATGAGTCTTAATGGTCACAAAGATGTGGAAAAAGTTGGACCACTGTTTTACAACCCTGATACGTCTTTGTAGGATCTACATCAACCATTTGCTTAATCTGGAGTTGTGAATGACATCGAGAAGAGTCAAGGAAAGACTTAAAATTGGTATTAGGCAGTAGCACAGATTCTCTCTCCTGTTATTTAAGATAACAGAGTTGATGGTGAGAAGTTAGTCTGTGTGGAGACTATACTTGAGATATCAAAACGGATGGGCATACCAGTCTTGTCAACAAGAGGTGAGTTGAATGCTACCTCATTAAACTAAGCTCTAGCTCTTTATCCCATTTCATCAGGAGTTTACCATTGCTTAGCATTGCACAAAGGGGATATGAAGATGTCTTAGTCTATAGATCCAGTAGAGTAAACGAAGCAGATTTTGGGTATAAAGAACCCTTCTTCTCTTTGGATAAACATCAAGAGAGTCTTAGTCCAGTCAAAACCTACTTGTAATTTACTGATTAGTAGAGGAGCGTTGACTTAGGGAGTGAATGTGTACTATAGGGTGAAAATTAATGAGACAGATGCTTATGCTGTTATAGATTCTGTAGGCCACTCAAACACATCTTACACTGGAAATTTTGTCTACGTTGATGCTAAGATTACAGAGTGTGATTATTCAGGTGGTATGATTGGTTTGAAGACTATACCGGCCTCCCTGAGGGGGGGCCAGTGGGTTCGGAGTGTCCCATTAGTTTCAAAAAAAAACAACAGCCCTTCCTTATCCGTTGACACCTCTTTAACTTAATCAGCTCGAGTAGTTCATGATACCGAAAAAAACTAGCTAATCTGCAACTTTGGTTATGAATGCAAGCGCAGAAAGTGCAAGTTTGAACACCCTGACTCCCGAGCCTTGGACTTAAAAAGAGAATGTGTAAAACCTGTTTCAATGTGGACATTCTAACGATTTAAAGTAGACGGAGGTAAAGTAGTAGACATTAGTTTAAAATTCTCTATGTCATTCTAAGCAAGATCTGCTATTGAAGAGCTCTTCCCCTAGTATATGCCCAAGAGTTACATGTTAGAAGACAAAAACTTCCTAAGCACTATCTACAACTGGAAAGGATATGGCCATCCATTCTCACGAACAGTTGTAGACATTTTTACCACCCATGCAATTGCAGAGCTAGGAGACCATATAATAGATATAGGCAGCAAGTATCACAAAATCTCTAAAATTATGGGCAAAGATTAATGTGTAACAGCCATTAGAACGGGGTTGTTCGACTATGATCACGTCTATCTAGCAAAATACCCATCTTCATCTTTTTCAAACGTAATACACATTAATAAAGTAGCAGACAGAGAGCTTGGTGCAACGCTTGTAGGATCATAAGACTAGGCTAAACCATTTACAGGCATCTTAAGCGTAGATTCAATCTATTATCCAGGAGTTGAAGAATTCATCAAGGAGGCTTTAAGAATCTCCCCTAATCAGAAAGTGGTCGTCGTCTGCAATCACTACGACACATCAGCTCAGTCATTAGGTAAACGTCGTGACTTCTTCTATAATGAGGGACATTTCACAGTTACAAAGCAAGGTAATCGGTTCTATGTAAATTCAACTCCCAGACTTAACTAAACTTCCTACAGCCACGAAGTGTTCTCAGGAGATTGTTTCCGACCTAAAAACATGTCACATAACGGACTCTATTACAACGCTGAGCACTTCGTTCGTACCTCTTGCTATAGTTCATTAGTCTACTACAGTGTAACCCAGCAAGTTAAACCTAATGCTGGAGCCCGACTTTGTGTAGGTATAGCCGTCTAAGAGGATTAACATGAAGGTACAATCCACCCCGACTTAGTCAAAGCCACGTTTAAGTATCTTTCAACAACTTGCTCGTCCTTAAAACAGCATTCAAAAATCCCACTCACCGACATTGCACCAAAAATCATTAATGCCTTAGATTATAGTGCCTCGTCAGATCTTAAGGAATAAGAGTTAAAAGAGCCAGATATCATATGTAATTCACTAGTCGCGGGAGTCAAAGAATATCTAGCTTTCCAAAAACGCTTAGATGATACAGCCTAAGATATCTTTGACGAAGCTAACAAGTCTACAACACGCTATCCAAAACAGTTCAAAGACTTAATGGTTCTTAATGGGATCACTTCAAAAACTGATCAAGCAGTGCTGTACAGTGATTTCTAATCCACTATCGTGCCTAGCCTATGGTATTACCTAGCTCATCTTCTGTATAATCAATTTGACGTTTCACTTGACTTTAAAAAGTTTACGAGGAATGTTTAGCGTGTCTATTCTGACATTGAAGATGTTGTGGAGAACGAAGAAGACATTAAACAAGAACGGGGTAAGCTTACTTTACCTTAACTGGTTGGGGCTATGTTCAGTCTTCTATTTACTATGTCCACTAACTTTTTGTTTGCTATACCTTCAATTCTCTGTTGGAGTATTGCTTATTTCACTGTTGACACGAAAGTTAGTGACATTCCATGGTAGGCTTTTAGCTTAACTTTATGGATAAAACCACTCTTAAGGCGAGACGGAGACTACTACGAGTACGCATTGCGATATTGGGCTAGACCACGAAAATACCTTCATACTAGAAGAAGAAGAGTAGATGTGGCCTTAATAAAGACTTTTGCAGCAACAAACGATGATAGCTTCTTAGAATCCCTTGTGGCAGGTGATGGTTTAACTAAGTAATAAGCTATTGCATAAGGTTAAGTGTTTAAGAACCTAGAGCACATAGAATACTTTTCCAAAGCAAATCTAGGTTTAAAATTCTACTCCCTAGGGTAACGTTGCTAGACATGGCTGTAAACCGGGATAAACTCATTCGCAGATTATATAAGACAAATAGATCTAACTAGGTTTCGAGAATATCATACCGTAGGTCTCTCCGAAAGTTAGCAGTATCGACCACACGTAGCTGCATACACGTACTAGAACTCTCTTTATGGACTCTTGCTCAGACATCTAGCTACGCCTTTAGTCCCAGACTTCCGCATAGTCAAGTAGTTCAAGTATTTTGTAGAATAAGACGTAAAGAACAAAAAACTCGAAATAGAAAGTGTAGTAGAGTTTGAAGAATATGTCTAAAAACATGTAGAGGGTAGGAACAAACAGGCTCTTTACCGAAGTGGTTGGTAACAATTTCAAAAAACTGGAGTATTGAACTCAGAATATGAGGTTATGATGAAGCAACATGAATATGCTACTACAAAAGTAGGTCAAGAGTTGAGGCCTAGAAATTTGTTCAATCCCCACGAGACAATTAAAGCTGTTCTTGGATTGATCAATCATAATTTAATTCGTATCTTCAAGAAGGCCTACTATCCATCTTTTATATAAGGCATGAATTCAGAACAGCTACAAGACCAGATACAAAAACACTATTAATCTGGCTATCATTTCATGATGTGGGATGGGAGCAATTTTGATGCACATCAGCACGCAACCTTGATAAAATCTGTTGATGACACTTGCATACGTGCAGTTCTTAAAGATCTTTGCTAGAAATTAGGTTTTACTTACGCTTAGTACTAGGAGATTAGATAACATGTTTATAAACAAGATGTCAACATTAAGATGTATTACCCGGGGACTAGAAAGAAACTGGTAACGGGTAAAATTCGAGGCACCACTTTTACTGGCCATCCATTACGTACAACCCTTGGTAATACTTTACGTATGTTTTATTATACTAAGTATATAGCTGCTTAAGCTGGCTGTTCTGGTATAGTTTAATTTCATGCTGGAGATGACGTTTTGGTAATGGGTCCACCTGCTGAGTTGGAGAAGTTGCGCCTTAAAATCCCTACTTACGCTTATACGACTGATTCAGAGATTGCTTACTTGGCAGAAGTCAGAGAAAACGGATAAAATAGTGCCGGATTAAAATATTAGGATATAGAGACAGTTGAACACGGTCTAGGCCAAATCTTCAGAGATTTTAAGGTAAGTCCTAATCATTTTGATTTCTTAAGTAAAGATGGTCTAGCTCTTAATGGACATATTCGTCTGCGCCGTTAACCACGTCGAGTGATTCTAAGTGGCTTAATGACTAACAGCGTACCGCGCCAGTTGTCATCCAGTGAGTATAATACCGCTATTACTAGTGCTTTACGCACGTACTCAACGACTGATACATTGGTGTAGGATTTAGTATCCTACCGTGAAAAACACTTAGAGCATTCTGAGTTGAACGAAAAGATTAAGCTATATCAACAGTCCTAGTTTTACTTCTTGGGCCATTCAAACAGTACATCATGGTTTTTCGACAACCCAGTTTTTCTCGGCTACTCACATTACGCCTTGAAGTTAACGTTCAGTGCTTGATCTACCACATTGGTAGTTCCCGGGTTTAAGTAACTACACCCTTGAGAACGGCCATCAAGTGGCTAGATAAAC